GCCTTGTCCTTCAGGTTTAACTGAAGCATTAGCGAAACCAGATAACATCACTTCTTCTTCAAAAGCTCTGTCAGAATTTTCGATATCGAAAATTTCTGTGTGCTCATCTGCGTAGTTTTTATATTCCAGGCCGAATAGTGCATTCAATCCTGGCTCTAGTTCTTTAACTAGTTGTGATCGTGATATTGCCATAATTTAATCTCCTATTCTAAAATTATACGCCTGTTGTTAATTTAAAGATATGCTCACCAGTGTTGAATACAACATATGCATTTGCATTCGCTGATGACGTATCACTATTGTCTGGATCTGTTGATATACCAATTTGTTTGAAACCACCAGATGTTCCAGAAGTCGACGTATCAATTTCTGAAGTTGATTGTCCTGTAGTAGTGTTTCCACCAGTACCTACGAAATCAAATGCAGAGTTATTCATAGCCGCTGTTCCAGTACCATCATGTTGTGCTTCATAAACGATATAAGGATCCGCATACACTGTAGCTTTTAAATCAGAAGCATTTGTGCTTGCTGCATAAAAAGGCTTAAATGTAGGTTTGCTTGTGTCTGGGTCAGTATAGAATACGCCACCGAACACACCCGCTTGTTGAGTGTCTCCAGCCGCTGCTGCTTCAATACCGCCACCCGCTACTGCTTCAACTACTTGACCAGTGTAAATTGCTGTTCCGTAGTTTGCCGCTATAGCGTACTCTTCCGTTCTGATTAATCCACCTGTAAGATGTCTTGTAGGTTTGAAACCGAACGCTGCGTCTTTGTTAGCCATAGTTTTATCTCCTTATGTACCTGCCCAAAGGGCCTCCAGTACGATTTAATTTATTCGTTGGTTAGAAATTCTGTAATTAGGATTTCTTAGTACCACCGAAGGTTACACGAGTCTGTCGATCACTATTGATCGGCATACTTGGATGCTGTTCCTTCATTAAATCGTTTTCGATCGCGTCATTTCGTTCTTGAGTTTGTTGTCTAAAATACTCTTCGCGCGACTTGACAATTTCTTCCGGTATCCTTGCCAGCAAAAGGCCGCCAACTCCGATAACTCCTTTGTATTTCCCGTCTTGTACACTTGGATAATCTACTTCAGAATATTCATCAGCTCTCACTAATTCAAATCCTGATCGTAATTTAGCTGACATGTTTGATGTGTCGTCAAAACCCATCGATTCAGCTCTTATCCACCTGTGCTTGTAACCATTTGGTGCGGGTGGAGCATCTAAAGATGATGGTGGAGTCCAAACTTTTTTCTGTTCTTTAACTTTGGTTTGGCTCGCACGGGAGTTTATTTTTTTATCTGTCATATGCTTATCTCTCCTTCGTGATATTTAATTGTTTCGCATAAAGTTCTAGTGGCACACCTAATTTTTTAGCAATTGTTACTTGAGACGGCGTGAGTCTCACGGTTTTCTGCGACTTGTTATTTACACTTCGCTTTGCTGAAGCTACTGTTTGTGTAGGCTTTGTCGATGCCGTTGTTTCAGTTTTACCAAATTTATGCGGGAAGTCAAGTCTCATACGCTTATCAATCTCTGCATAATAATCATCAGATTGGGCATCAAACCCTTCTTCCTCGGTTAGTTTTTTATGTAAATCAAATGCAGTGTAAGTCATAGCACTATCTTGGCCAAACCATGGGTTTTTCTCAGCCCATTCTTCAGCTTTTGGATCAGGTGCTGTAGACTTAGGAGCTATTGCTTGATCTAAAGTTGGCGTTTTAACAGTTTGTTTTGGTTCTGCTTCAGCTTTCTTTTTAAGATTAGCAACTCTTGCTTCTTCTACACCTAATCTAGCTATCATCTTTTGTGCTTCAACTTCAGCTGTTATATCTCCAGCTTCTCTAGCTCTTGCTAAAGCAGCTTGTGCAGCTTGCAACCCAGATGTTACTCTGCCTTCCATTGCAGTTACATAGTTAGGTTCTATAGTTTTTAATTTAGTCTGCAAACTTTCTTGCTCTTCCTTAACTTTTTTAGCCCACTCTATCGCAGCCTCTTTTTGACGTTCTGCTTCACGCCATTTTTTAGTTAACTTTGCAATTCTTTTTTGCACTCCATCACTATAGTCTTCTAATTCTTTTTTCTTATCTTCTGTTTCTTCTTTTACTTCTGGTTCTTTTGTTTCTTCTTCAACTTTTATTTCTTCTTTAGGTTCTGTTTCTTCGACTTGTAATGTTTCCTTTGGTTCTTCAACTTTATTTTCTTCTTCAAGATTAACTTCTACTTCCGGTCCGGAAGTATCTATGTCAACCATGGGTTCTGTTTTCTTTTCTTCTTCTGGCATAGTTTACTCCTTCTATGTTTTAATATTGATGAAATATATCTTCAGGGTTTTCGATGGTTGCTAATACTTCATCATCGTTTAGCAATCTTACTTCCCCACCATCGATCTGGATTCTAGATCCAGCGTATCTTGCAAAAATAACCCAATCACCTTTTTTACACCAAGGTCCTTCAGGATATCTTTCCTTATCATAACAATGTGCACCCATCTTTAAGACCATGCCACAATTAGATCCAACTTGTTGTCTCTCAATTGTTTCTTGTCCTAAATATAGACCACCTTTAGTTTTTTCTTTCATCTTAAAAGGTAAAACTAAAAGTCTCCACCCAGTTGGTTCTGGTAATTTAGATGATTCTTTTTTTGATAAGTCTTGTTCTGGTTTTTTCTCAGCTTGTATTTTATCTAACAAAGCTGGTTTATGTTTTGGGACCTCTTGTGTTGAGGTCGATAACTGTTCCTTCTTCATCTTTTTGCTCCTTATTATCTAGCAGGTTAGAGATTTCCTGTAACATCAATTGATATGTTCTAGCTTGTCCTAACATATACTGATATTTCTCCATGTTGTCAACACCACCACTAATTAGTATGTCTCCAACTTTTTGAAGATTGTCTCTCATTAATCTTTGCATCTTAGATACAATCGTTAATCCATCTTCCATTATAAAACACTCCTTTCAGGTTGAAAGTCTTCTAAAACTTTTAACTTTTCTTGAGCATCTGCTATTTTTTGTACTTGTTTATCTATTTCATCAATGTGTTGTGGATGTTCTCCTATGCCCACAGAGTTTTCTAAATAGATTGTTATTGTTGCATCGGCTTCAGCTATTTGTGCGTTATATTTAGCTTCAAGCGCTTCTAGTATTGCCTTTTTCATTTTTTCTTATTGCTTCCTTTCCTTTCTTAAATATAGCAGCGACTTTATTTTTTTTCATAACTTTGGCACGCTGTTCTCCAACAGTTAATATCTGTATTTTTCTAGCAAACGGTTTATTGATACGTTTAACTTTTGCAACAGTAGCACTTGCATCTGCAGGTGTTGCAAATTTTATTTTGACTGTGTCTCTTGGGTTTTCGTCTGTGTATAATCTTCTACCAGAACCTTTTGGTTTTTTTCCTGTTCCAACTTTAGGATCGGCCATTTAACATCTCCATCTTCTACGTGCCTGACGGATTCTAGAATTTGGATCATTACGAGTTTTTGCTGATGCTCTTTTTAGTTGCCCTAGTGATCTTGCGCAGTAAGACTTTCTACGTTTGGCAGCTTTTGATCCAGGCTTCACTTTTCCTGTCACGGCTGTTTTTAATTTAGAACCAGGGTTAAGTCTTCTGTAAGCTTTAACTCCAGCTCTTGTCATTCCAGCACCTTTTTTAGTAGGTCTAAAATTCTTTTTGTTTCTTGCAGGCATTGTACCTTTTGAATAATATTTTCTCATTAGATCATGCCCTTGTAATATTTTTCATAAGATGGATTACTTAATTGAACTCCACCATAATTTGTTTTGATTGCTGATCCAGTGTATCCTGCTGAATAACCTTTTGCAGCTTTCTTTCTTTTTGCAAATGTTGCTGCTCTAGATGGTGTAGGGCCTGTATTCGCTTTTGCTTGTTTTCTTCTTACGGCACCCGCACGCTGCCCTTTGCTCATCGCTCTTGCTTTTGCAATAGGCACGCATTTTGGATATTTTTTTCTTTTTTCTCCACCACTTCGTCCACACTTCGGGTATGAACCATCTGGCCGCTTGTTTGCAATATCTACCCAGTTTTCCTTTACCCATGCTCGTAGACCTTTTTTAGCCATACATTCTCTCTCGCTTTGCCATGAAACCACCACCAGCAGCTTTTTTTCTTTTTCCTTTTTTGCCACCTGGTGTTACTTTACCTGAACAAACCGCAGAAGCGTACATGTTCGCGTATGCAGACGGGTAAACTTTAAATTTACGCTTCGCTGCCGCTTTACCTCTAGGACATAATTTTGCCATTACGCCATTCCTTTTTTATTTTTCATTTTAGCTGCAGTAATAACATCACCTCTAGTAACTTTATCTTTTGGTGGGTACATTGCTGCTAATTTTTTATTTTTAGCGGACATTTTTGCTTTTGGATTTGCAGATCCAGCTTTTAACATAGATCTTTTCTTCATCATTCCGCCACCCATTTTCTTAACACGTCCACCTACTTTGTATCCTTTAGGTGTAACTTGTTTGTTGTATAGTCTGTTTGCCATTATTTTTTTCCTCCGTTTTTAAATATTTGCGTTCCCTTTATACCATATATGCTCGCCACAACAAGGATCCAAAGATTTGTGAACCATGATGGGAGCTGCTGGAATTGCTCAAAGAACTCTTTTATCTTTGCAGCCGCACCCGGATCGTCGCTGAAGACCCCCCAGGCGATCACCAAAATTGGCAGCGTTAACACGATCAAGACAAATTCGTCTTTCCAGTCCGATTGTCGGGCTTCTAACAATTTGCCCTGGTACTCGCTCTCTCCTCGGGCCATCTTATCTGCATGCATCAACTGTGCATCAGCCATTTTCATTTTTGTTTCTTGTTTTTTCTTATAGATGTGCGTTGCCGCGTTTAATCCAAGTTTAAGTGCACTAAACCACATATTAATTATCTCCTCTTATAATTGAAATAGCATCTGGTGTCTCTTTTGCAGATGGTATTGTCTTACCTAAGATAGTTTTTTGTATAGAAGTGTCTGCTCTTAGTTTTGCAAGCTCTTCATTCTGTTTTAACTTCTCATCTTGGTTTTGATCGTTCATCATAGCTCTCATTTTGTCTAAATTTAATCGCTCTTCGCCTTCTTTTTCTTTTCTAGCGTTTTCTTTTGCTTGTAAATCTAGTTCTCTTGCTCTTAATGCAGCAATTGGGTCGTTATCAAACTGTGAAGTGATCTTTTTCTCTTCATTTTTGAAGTCTTCCATCATTTCAGACACTAAAATTGCTTTTCTACCTTCAATTTTCTCTGTTAGCATACGCATTTCTTGTTGAACTTGCGGATTTTGCATCGCCATCTGTTGCATTTGCGCTAATTTAGGTAATTCTTCTCTAAATTCCATCTCAATTTGCTCTTGTGCCATCAAACTTATGTGTTCAAGTATGTTTTTTTGTATTGCAGCACCAATCACAGGTGAATTTTTTACCATATTTGTTTCCATAAAGTTTAAATGCGCTGTAATATGTGCTTGGTGGTCTTGTCCAGGAAATGCTTGAAACGGTTTACCAGCTAATGCATCAATATGTTCTAATGCTGGGTCCTTTGGCATGGGTTGTTCTGGTTTTTTTAAAATTAAATCTATATCTTTTACACCTAACGCCTCGTACATGTTTCTGTAAACTTCGTATTGATTGTGAATCGCAGGATTAGAAGCTGCCAGTTGCATCTCCGTTTGAGCGAGTGATATCCGCTGCGTTTGAGAAAATATATTCGGGTCCGCAACTGGCAATATATCTATTCGGTCGTCGAAATCAGATTGCTTGATTTGCCTTTGACCGCCAACAACATCATACGGATAAACTGGAGGTAAGTAAAGTTTAAAAACTCTCGCCATTAAACCAAACTCACGTTTCATAGAAGCATATAATCTTTTATGAATCGCTGACA